GTTTAATGTCAATTAGTTACGCTTAGGCCCCTGCATTCGGGAGGCAGGGGCCGGAGGTTCGAATCCTCTCTCCCCGACCAATAATATCAATGACTTAGCGGCAAAAGAGGCAGGGGTCGGAGGTTCAATTGAACCTCCTGGGGCCTATAATTGGCCTTAAATATGAACATTTTTGCCAATTTGGGGGACCACTGCCTCTCGAGAGGCAGTTCTCCCCCCCCTTACCGGCAAAGCGCCTCCCAAGCCGCGTTATGCTCGGCGATCTGGCGCTCGGTGCCGGCGGTCAGCACGTCGGATCTTGATGGCTTGATAATTTGAAACGCGACGCAAGAAACGTCAGTCGCGGTAGTGGTCAGCGCGCACCCGGTCAGCGTTAATGCGAGCGCTATTTGCGCGGCGGATCTTGTCCAGCTGCTCGGCATTGTACTCTCCCTCAGCCTCTCGCTTGCCGGCCTCGATCAGCTGTCGCCGGCTCCACCATTCGGACAGCGCTCGAAAGATCCCGGCGATCTGACCAATGGCGCTGAGCCAGCTAGACATCATCCGCGTTTTTGTTTTTGTAGACGTTGAGCGACAGCCAGTTGAGGATCTGGAGCACGATGCCCAGCACGTTGTTATCGACCTTGGTCGGCGTCAGCGCGGTGATCCCGTTCGCCGCAGCGATCAGCGTGGCAAGGGCCGCGACCCAGGCTCCGGCCTCGGTGCTAGTCACCAGCGATACAAATTCCTGCATTTCAAGTCTCCTCATAGAAGTAGTGACGACCGATCGTCGCGATGAAGCGCATGCTCTCCGCATCGCTCCAGCTGGGCTTGATGGATGTCGTGTGATAGTGGGTCGGGGTCTCGCCGACGCCATGACGCAGCGCCTGCGTTAAATTCTCCAGCGCGCGAAGAAACTCAGGCTCATCAGGTTGCAGGCTCTCAACGATCCGCCTGTTCGGGTCGCGGCTGTTCCAGCAGCTGTACTGCCACGGCTTCTTGCAGACCGTCCCCAGCGTGCTGCCCCACCAGCCACCTCGCTGCGCACGGGTGATGATGGTCGCCGCCACCCAGCGCTGACCTTCGTCGCTCTCGCCTCTAGCCTCGCCGAAAATAGTCCTCGCCGCCGTCTGTAGGTCGCCAATGCTCGGCACGATCGTCATTCCTGGCCCTCCCGCACCGCGCGGATAAGCAGCACCGCGAGGCTCTCGGCCTGCTCCGGCGTCAGCTCCCAGCGCCTGCCGTTCGACGTGACGTGGACGTGGCTTCGAACGCGATCGACCTGCACGCTCACTACTTTTTGATCACCCATTCGTTTCTCCGCCCTGCTCAGCGTTGGCCCAAGCGCAATTCCCATCTGGATAGACGAGCAGCAGCTCGACCCCAGCCCTCGCCTGATCAGCTGACAGGCGGCGGTGGCCGCTGCCCGCGTAGTCGGTCGCGCGGACCTCGATCAGCGTCACCGACGCAGATACAGCGCCGCGTCGCTTGACGGCCACCAGATCACAGAGGCTGTGGCTGCCCCAGGCCGTGAAACACTCAAATTTTCGGCGCGACAGCCATGCGATGGCGATCGCCTCGGCGGCTTTGCCGGTGGCGTGCGGGCCATAGCCAGAATCACCGGAGGTGGTCATATAACCAAGCGCTGCCCCCGCCTATAGCGGCGAGAAGCGCTCCCAAGCGGAGCATCACGAAAAACCCGCCGCGCCCCATGTGGAGCGCCTTGGTGAGCTGCTGGCAGTCCTCGCGGATCGCCTTGATGTCGTCTCGCATGTCGACGATGGCCTGCTCGGCTTTGGCAAGCCGATCTCTTTCCTCGGGGGTCATGACGGCTTACTCCTAGTCAGCTTCTCCGCGGCGAGGCCGGCGTCCAGAGGGCACGCCAGCCCGTCACGACGCACCATGACGATCGTCCAGGTGCCTGTCTCGGCGCTCTCAAACAGCACGATCATGTAGCCGCGCGCGGACATGCCCCGCCATGTCGGCACCTCGCCGTGGCTGCGCTCAAGCCTCTCCGCCGCTTGGGCGAGATCCATGCACGGGTTTTGCGCCATCGCCGCGGGCGTAAAAAAAGCCGCCCAAAGAGCGGCTGCTGCGGCGAGAGCGCGGGAGGTCATTGGTCTTCAGATCGACGCGCGTCGTCAGACGCCGAGGCCTGCAAGGACAAAAGCGATCGGACCAGCATTGTCGCGGTGCGCGGGTTGCGCGCTTTCTTGCTTGCAAGGTCTGTAAGGATCTCTAGGCCATCAGGTCGCGTGAGAATTTCGCCAAGCGCGCGATACGTCATGCGCCGGCCGCCTTCGACCAAGCGATCTGACACCAATTTGGGCAAGAAGTCGGATGACCCAATAGAGGTAAGCGAGGACACGGCGCGCCCCCCCTTGCTAACGCCGCTAGTCAAGCCGGCCTCTACGCCTTCTGCCGCGCGGCCAGCTGTTGCCGCGCCAACAGTCGGAAATTCAGACGTTGCTGACAATACTTCCATGAGCTTGTGGAAGCCATTAACAAGGCCGGCTCGCTCAACGCCAGAGGCATCAGCCGCCTCTATAAGCAGTTGCTTCACGGCGGCTTGTTTGTCGGCGGGAAAGTAGTCTTTTCGGCTATAGCTTCTTGCCCCAGCTTGGGCGCTGTCTGTATTAAACGCCTCTTGCAAGCGCGCTCCCAACATCTGAGAAACCAGCTTTCTGATGATCACAGAAGAAGCTGCCGCGCGATCGGCAGGGACAGTGGTAGGGATGTCCCCTTCGCCGAGAGAGGCGCGCACCTGATCAATGATCTCGGCATCACCTCGCTTTAGCACACGAAAGAAACGCGCTATTTGATCTGGCGATACTTTCCCGTTTCTCGGCAAGAGCAGGTTGGCAAAGCCTTCTGGCGTAATGCCCACATCGGCTTGAGCTTGTGACGACTTTTGCCTTTCAGCCCAGTCCGCAGCCACGCCAGCAGTTTGACGCCTTGACCTTTCAAACGGATCGGCATAGCGCCGGTATATGTTCATCGCCTCGGCAAACTCAGGGCTCGCGTCTTCGAGCCCGTCCACCATTGCGTTCTGCAAACCTGCCAAGCGTATTTGCGCGGACTTCTTGCCTTGATCGGCTTGCCGCTGCAGTTCTTCGCGAAGCTCCGCGTAGTTCTCATGCAGCTGTTTTACATTAAGCTGCAGGACGTTTTTCTCCTTACCTGTTTCTGGGTCCACAACGCGACGGGTTAAATTGTTGATGAAGGAGGCATAGGCCTTATCGACGCTGCCGCCCTTGGCGACCTCTCGCTGCTGTCTTATGGCCGTGTTTATCAGCCCGGAGGCCCATCCTGGATCGACGTCTACGTTGCCAGCCGCGTCGAAAAGCTGACTTGTCGGTCGTATAAGCAACTGCTGCCGAGCGCCCTCATAGGCTTGGGCCGCAAGATCCGCTGCATCAGCGGGCACGGCCTCGTCCGCAAGCCCTTCTGGCCCCGACAAACGGTCAAGGTATTTTTGCACCGCTGCTTTTTGCTGCCCCTGCTGCTGGCGGCGCATCGCCATCGCTTCTGGCTTTGGGCTATCGCTATACGCCATGACATTGCCAAGCGTGCGCTGCATGGCCCTAGAGCCCACCTGCGCCAAGGCTTCCGCTGCCGACAATTCGATACCGTTTTCGCGAGCGGCCTGCATGATCGCTTGCGCTTGCGCCAGCGTTGCTGGGTCTTCCGGCAACCGTTCAGCAACAAACTTCTGAGCGGTTTGTCCAGGCATGCTGCGCCCCAAAATTGCCAGCCCAGCAGCCGTTCCCAAGCCGGCCGCAGCGCCTGGAAAGCTCTCAATATTGCGGTCGACGTACTCTGTCGCTAAGCCGGCGGCAGCGCCAATGCCCGCGCCCGTTGCGTCGGCGCTGCGACCCAGTCGCCTCATTATGCTTTCGTCTGGAGCGGGCGCTGGGCGAGGCAAAGCCGCCAAGCCAGGAACAGGAGCGCCCATAGGCCGCACTGGCGGAGGCGTGTTGCTTGCGTATGGCGCAAAGCTCGCCCCTTCATCTAAAAGATCCTGTACCGGCCTTTTCCTGATCGCATTACTAACCATCCGGCCAGCGGTAACGACTGGCTTGGTCGCCACGCCCACTGGCGTTGCAAACTCTGCGGCTGTCCGAGCATAACCGCGCGCGGGCTCGTTGATCGGCACAGGATCGTCAAAAGTTCCCAAAACAGGAACTTCCCCCGCCCCTGCTGCCTCTAAGCCAGCCCCGGCTCTCTCTATAAAATAGTCAGAGCCACGGAAAAGTTTGCCAAGACCAGGGACCGGCTCATAGTCCATCATTTTGTCGAAAGCACCGCCTTCTTCAGCCCAGCCAAAAGCCTTAGAAATGCCGCGCACCATATTTAGAAGATCGGCGGGAATGCCTGGAACGCCAGCAACCGCCCGCATCACCCCTTCTTGGGCGCCAAGGCCCAATTGAGCCAGAAAGTTCTGCGTAGGCGTTGCGCCGGACCCCGCTTTTTTTTGCATATTTTTGAACTGAGCTTTTGCTGGGTCTACCATTAGCCTCTTCCTTTTTGCCGCGCCTCGTTCAATGCCTTTTGGCCTGCAATATGGCTGTCTTGGAGCCTGCTAATAGCGTCCCGCACGTCTTGAGGCAGACGCAGAAAGGTTTCCAAACTGATGCTGTTCATCATCTCTTGAGCGTCGGAGGGCGTCATGCCCTGCTGCACAGCGCGCGGCGTCATTTCTTCTTCGCTGTTTGCCCCCGTCTTTCCCAGCCACCAGTTTTCAACAGGCCGATACGCCTCTGGCTCTTGAATGGCGCTTCTGAACGCATAGGCTGGATCTCGCGCTGAAACCACTTTGAACGCCGGCTGGAAACTTTCCTCAAGCCGCTGCTGACGTATCTTCGCCGTTTCATATGCAGCCGCCGCAGCCGCGTAAAATTTCTTGCGCTGTTCTGGCGTGAAAAGTGTGCCTGTCATTGCTTTCTGGCTTAATGCGTCCAGCTGCTCTTGCAATGACGTGCTGCCGAGGACCAGCGTCTGCTCCCCGGCTTGCACAACGCCTTTCTCGAAGGTCTGGACAAACACTTTGAGCGCCGCAAAATCTCCAGCGCCGGTGTTTTCTTCCAGCTCCCTGCCAAGCGTTCTGAAAGCGTCTTGCTTGTCTTCAAAGTCGGCTGATCTGCTGTTGAAGTCTTTGACCGTATCGCGATACAGCTTTGACGCATCTGCAATGTCGATCGTCTTGGCCATGTCTTTCAGAATGCCATCGACCGCCGCCTGTGGGTCGGGGGCAAATTGAGCGTTTTCGAAGCGAATTGCATACTGCCGCCGCTCCTCTTGAGTAAGGCCGTTAAAGGCTTGCTGCAGGGGGCGAACTTCTGGCGCTACGGAAGAAACGTCGGCGGCTTGTTCTGTCTCGCCAAATGGCACCACGTCGCCCGTTTCTGCCGTCATTGTTGGCTGTTGCGGCGCAGCGGCCAAGCGGTCAACAGCGAGCGGGGCAGCGGGCTGCGCGTCGCCAGGAGAGGCAGGCGCTGCGCCAGGGTCTGTTAGGAATGCGTCTTGAGCAGACGCATCAAGGGCCGGCGGAGGAAGCGGCTGCGCAGTCACCTGTTCTAAGGGAGCAGGATCTATTCTTGGGCCGCCAAGCGCATTATCGCGCGCATTGCGCGCCATGGTCGCGCCGTTCCCGACAGCTTCCCCCAGCTGCTTCGTGCGCGGGCTTACCTCCGACAGCATGTTGGCGTAATTGACAGCATATCCTCGAGCCGCCTTTTGTCGCGCCTCTTCCTGTTCCTTCTGGTCAAGATCCAGCTGAGCCGCCTGGGTCTGGAAACCCAGCAGCCGCGACCGTTTTGCCTGCAGGTCCGCCTCGCGCTGAGCCTTGGCCATTTCCAGAAAATTCTGGCCGAGCGCTTGAGCGCCTTCGCCGAGCCCGCCCAGGGCGTCAGGCGCTTGCCCAAGCGACGGGGCCGGAGCCTGTAGGCGCTGCGCCTGCCCCTGCGGCGCGAGCAGGCCGAGGTTGACGTAAGGCATTGGCTGTTGGAGCAAGCCGGGCGTCGCCATTGGGACTTGTGTAGCCATCATCAGTCTCCGCTAGACGATCAAGTAGAATAATTGACGGTGCCGAGGCCCGTTCCCGCTGCCGCAGTGCCAAGCAGACCCAGGCCTTGCGGCCCCAGACCCATGGCCAGAGAGCCTGCGCCAAGCAACAGGCTGCCAAGGTTAAACCCGCCTGTGCGGATCGGAGCGCGCGTGGTAGACCCCATCGGCGTCTGACCCAGGATGCTTTGACCCAGCGCCAGCTGCGCAAGCGGGTAGTTCTGCTCCTCGAGGAATTGCCGATAGGCGAGATCAAGGTTGCTCTGCGTCATGCCCTGCTCGGCAGCGCCAGCTTGCAGGAGCGCGTTGATCTGCTCCATGCGAGCGGCGTCCTGCGCCTGCTGGGCCGCGCCAAGCTGCCCCGCCGCTCCCTGCCGCATTTGAGCCGACGCCATTTGGTTCGCAATGTCCTGCTGGCGAAGCTGCTGGGCGTTTGAAAAACCGGCTTGCCTGAGCTGAGCCGCCGTGTCTGCCGACTGCTTGGCATAGGCCTCGTTGGTCAGCGCAGCCTGCACGCCGGCGCGAGATCCGCCGAAAGCGCCAGCCGCCACGGCTTGATCGTTAACGCCCTGCTGAGCCATCTGCCGCGCGCGGTCAATGTCAGCCAGCGATCGGCTGACGACCATGTCCTCGTATGGGTTGTTGTACGCGCTAAGATCAGAGCCCGCGATCTGACCGCCCTGATACCCGGCGAGATCCTGCGCCACGCTAGCGCCATAATCGCCCGCCGGCTGAAACCCCGCCAGCTGGTCGATGCCCTGCTGCTGCCGCTGCGTGAAGTCGGCGATCAGCGGGGACTGATAGCTGACATAAGGGCGGTTTTGCAGCGTCGCAGCGGTCGCTAGTTGCCCCTCGGCGAATTTGCGATACGGCTCCGGGATCTCCGTCGTCGTCGTCGCCGTTTTGGTTCCGCCTTTGCTCATGTCCGCAGCCCCTTCCTTAGCGCTACTCCGGCCGCGGTAAAACCGCGACCAGCCATCACTCTCCGCCAGCCGGGTCGGCCAACGATCTCCATCCGCTCGGCGTTATTCGCCCGAGCCCAGTCCTCTATGTCGTCATACATCCGCAGACACTCAGCCATGTCGCCGCTCGCCAGCCAAACGCGGCAGGCCCGGCCAGACAGCGGGTATTCGTAAAATTCGGTGATGATGTCCGATCGGTCGCCCTGCCACCAATTGGCCTCGCCGCCCTTTACGGCCTGAGCCACATGCTCGAGCGCGTGCGTGTCGCCGGCGAAATTCAACGCCCGTTGCAGTCGATCCAGCCTGTCCATCAGCGCCCCTGTTGATCCTCGATCAGCGTGCCCAGGACATTCGCGACATCAGTCGCCGTGGCCGTGGAGGCGTCCAGCGTGCGGGTCGTCGCCGTCGTCGTTACCGTGAACTCGCCGGCTACGCGCTCGCTGCTGCTGTCAAACGCGGCATTAAGCGCGCGCACGAGATCCGCCGCCCAGATCTGCAAGCCGTCAGCAGACGAGGGCGGGTCTGGGAAGCGCGCGACCATCAGCGTGCGGCGTCCAGAAGCTCGACATCGAAGCGCATCTTGCCGACGCGCCACGCAAGCTGCGCCGAGTTGCTCGACGCCTTGAACCGCAGGCTGCGGCCCGTGATCCGCGTGTCCACGGTCGTCGTCGTGCTGATCACGTCATTGATCGCACCGGCGGTCTCGGTGCCTTGCGGGTAGATCTTTGAAAAGAATTGCAGCTTGAGCGCGTTTGACGCGTCGCTGTCGGTCAGCACGAAGTCCGGTATTGCCTGCCGGATCGCGTACAGGTTCTCGCCCTCGTCGATATAGGCTCCACCAGTCTCGATCGAGTAGGCCAGCGAGTTTCCATCATCCCCAGCGCCGGGTATCTCGTGGTTATAGATATTGCCAGAGCTATCGACCCCGATCGGGTTAAGCTCGATGGAGCGGTCGATCATGGCGGTGCGATCAAGCTCGCCGATCCACCAGACGTCAGCTCCCTCCTTGTACGACCAGACGACGACGCGATCGACCTCGGTGCTGCCGGCGCTTGGATACAGCCAGCCGACCTCGCCGAACTCGGCATTGCAGAAGCCGACGATCTTTTGGCGCTGCGCGAGGTTGAGCCCCGGCCCCAGATCATCGTTAAACACATGCTTGGCAACGGGACACGGCAGGCTGCGGACCACGCCGTCATAATATTGGAATTGACCATCCGCCATCCACGCAACAAATGTATCGCTGGCCGCAAACGCCTGCTGGCCGAGGATCGGGGCCGCTTCCGCCAGCTTGGTCAGCTGGAAGACGAACGCGCCGCCGATATGGCGCAGTGAATAAGCTGCCGTATCGGTCCAGACCACGATCTCCGCTTTTGTCCTCGATGCCGCGCGGATCTCGCTGCCGTCCAGCAGTCGGACATCTCCCGCATCATTGGTCGAGGCAGCAGTCCAGGTCGTGAGCGTCCCCTGCGCTGCCCAGCGGATCTTCATCGGGTCATCATCCGCACCAAATGTGATCAGGTGCCGGCTCTGCGGGTTGACGATGATAAAGTTGCACGGCGGCGCGTTGGTCACCTCAACAGCCCTGGTCGAGACGCCGTTGGTCGCGTCCCACTGATAGATCGAGCCCTGCTGCCCTGGCGCGCACAATGCGTCCTCGCCATAGGCTTGAATGCTCCAGACACGCGGAGCCAGTTCGATCGTCGAGCTTGAGCGCGCGGTATTCCAGGTGCTTTCGCCGTAGCCGCCGACGCCGTAGCCGTATTCGAACGTGCCGTCAGCCTCGCCGTTCACCAGGACGCCGCGCGCTGTCATGCTTGCGCCGCCGCCCGTCGTGGTCGAAGTCGCCGCCGAGGTCGCCTCGTACGTGAACGTGTTGGCATCCACGACCGTGGCGACAGAATGCTCGCCGTCGATCGTCAGGCCGCCGACCGTGCCGCTCGCGCCGTCCAACACCACGCGCTGACCAACGAACAGTTCGTGCGCCGTCGCCGTCACCGTCACCGTGGCATCCGTGTCCGTTGTCGAGATCGGGTCAGTGCCGAGAGAGATCGCCGCCGCCGCGAAAGGCGTGATGTCGCTGACAACGCCGCCTTGCAGCACTTGCAGGTGGCTGTGCGTGCCGGCGAAAACATTGCGCGTCCCATCCAGCTCAGCCGACGATAACAGCGTCCGCGCCTTCCCGGTAAACGTGTCCTGCGTCTTTTTTTGCCAGCCGCCGATGGTCTCGGCCTTGCCATTGTAAAAACGCACAAGCGATCCGGCTGTGTAGCGGAAGGGCGCATCGACGCCGGGTGCGTCGTCGGTGAAGATGCCGGGCCTTGGCTCGAAGCTGACGAAAGTCATGCCGGCGCTCCTACCGCAAGATCACCGCGTGAGCTTCCCAGGCCGAGCAGGCTACTCCAGCAGTGCTGGTGTCCAGCTGGGCAAGGAACTGGAACTCCATGCCGCGATCGGTTGCGCCGATAGCCTTGTCGGCCAAATTGAACATGCAACTCGCCGACAAAGGTGTGTACGTCGACCCGGTGCCACGGCGTTGATAGACCGCCTCGTAGGGGTAGAAGCCGCTGCTGCCGGGTGACCCGCTTTTCTGCTGGATGATCGCCGAGCACAGCGTCGTGGACGCGATGGACGCACTTAGGAACAAATTTAGGGAAATTGACACAAGCTCAGCGCCGGCAGGAAAGACGATCTTGTTGTTGGCTGCATCCGCCATCGAAAGCGGGTCGTGCGTTACGTCGCCAGCGGCAAAAGTCAACAGGACCTCGTTCGTCGTCGACGCCAGCGAGACCTCGGTCTCGGACGCGATCGTCACCGCCGGCATGATCGACAAGGGCTCGACATTGGTGCCGTCGCACCTCACCCAAACTGGCCGCGTGCTCGCCGGGATCACCACGCCCGTGCCGCCGCTCGTCTTGACCGTCACGCTGTATTGATAGGCGGTCGCCTGCGTGCAGCTGTTGGTGACGCAATAGAGCTTGGACTTGGCCGGCACGATGACATTGCAGTCAGCCGTGATGGTGCCAGACAGAGCCAGATGGCTCGCACGCGCTTGGTTGGCCGAGTAGTCCGTCGTCGTCAGCGTCACGTCGCTCGAGGATAGCGTGATGCTGGTACTGCCGGCGACAGAAGCCTCGATGAGATCCAGCTGCGTGTTTAGGACCGTTCCCCAGGCATTGTTGTTCGCCCCGGTGTCCTGCTTTTCCAGGCCTAGGATCGTCGTTGCTGTGCTCATGGCGCTGCTCCTACAAGTGCCCAGGCCTGTGCGGCCTCATCCCATGTGTATTTGTGCCCATCGCTCGGATACGGGACCGGCGGCTCCCAGAGGCACGACGCCTCGTCCAGCGTCCACGACGGATAAGGCTGCGGCGGGATAAACGCGTCTCGCTGCCTGTCGTAGGCATAGCCGATGCCAGCGTAATTTTTTCGCAGGGCAACGCCGCCATCCGGCGTGTCGCTGTTGGGCGCGTAATGCACCCCGCCGCGCGTGTTATAGCTCGTCTGCACCCACTCGCCGGGCTGAGCGTCCACGAACTCCTGCTCCGCAACGATGACCTGGGTGACGACATCGTTCTCAATTTTCGCGAAATGGCTCATGCCGTGTAGCTCCCGGACGAATTATATTGCAGCACGGTATAAGAGCCGTCTGTCGTGACGGTCGGGCTTCCGGTCGTCGTGCCGCTATAGTCGCTCGTGAGCAGCCGC